TGCAGTAACCGCAATACTTAAAGGTGTTGCAAGGCTGGAAGTTGAATGACCAATTAAAACATTTCCATTTATATCCAGGCGCATCCTCTCTGCACCATTTGCTTCATCTTTAAATGCAAGAGCGTTATCTGTACCAACCGCTAATGAGTATGTTGCGTTACCAGGGTTATTTAGTACAAATTTAGCATTAGTATCATTCGTTACTTGAAAGTTTGCATCTGATACATAGGGGCTTGTAGCGCCAACCAACAGCCTGCCCGAGCTGTCGATTCTGAGTCGCTCGGTGTCATTATTTGTATAGGCAATAATGCTGCCGTTTGTACTGGCTGCATGAATACCAATATCATTAATTTCACTACCAGTAGGATTAGAACTAATTCGTGTATTAGCGGTAGCAGTTGTGCTGTTGTAAAGAGAAAGTACACCACCAGTTGTTCCATTAGCGACAGCTAAAACTTGCCTGCTTCCAAAAGCAACTGCATTTGTCGTGCCAACCAACAGCCGACCACTTGAATCGACTCGTAAGCGCTCAGCACCGTTAATGCCAAATTTCATTACATCATCATCATTGTCATAGTAGATATATCCAGCATCGTCATTATCTGAACTGCCAAATTCAAGTCTGGATTCTGAAGTAGTTCCAGATTGAATGGTTAGAAGCCCAACGCCGCCTGAATTAATTTTGACAATTTGTGCCGAAGTGCCAGAGCCATCGTGAATTTCTAATTTCCTGGTAGGCGACGATGTTCCAATCCCAACATTTCCCGAGCTGTCTAACGTAATTCTGGCAGTGCTTCCGTCTCTTATCTGTAACTTGTCAGAGTCACTGTCATCAATCAACAAATTGTAAGTTTTAGTTGGAGACGCAATTGTTCCTCCAACTGACAAACTTAACGTTGGATCAGATGAAGCTCGATAAATGCCAATATCTCTTTCAACAGAAAGCCTGTGCTGAGGCGACGTCGTGCCCACGCCCATATTTCCCGAGCTGTCAATGACCAACGCATCAGCTGGAGCACTGGTATTAATATTTAAACCTTCAACGAGTTGAGCTTTAGTTTGACTCATTACAACGATTACCGCGCCCTAGATATATCTATTTTAGAGGAGTACACCGTCAAACACGATTGAAACAAAAATCAACGTGCCAAACTGAGAAACATAGACTACTGTTGATTCGCTCCCTCGTAGCACCATGAAATCACCCAAGCCTCAAATTAGTAAAGGGGCACTTGACAAATTCGGCTACCTCGAGCTTGTCGAGTTGCACAACGATCTTGAAGAATGGATAGACGTCTGGGAGAGCAGACTCGAGCAGCTTCAGGAAGAAATCATAAAGCGCCTCGATGACCGCTTCAATAAAAAATGAACACCATCATGCAAAGTAAGTGGGACACTCGTTTTCTGCAGCTTGCCCACGAGGTCGCAAAATGGAGTAAGGACCCCAGCACGAAAGTCGGCTGCGTACTTGTCAAAGACAAGAAGGTGGTCAGCTTGGGATACAACGGCCTTCCTATGGGCGTCGAGGATACTCTCGAACGTCTGACAGACCGTGACCTTAAGTACGAAATGACAGTCCACGCAGAGATCAATGCTGTTACAACTGCTGCATTACACGGTGTCAGCACTAACGGCGCTACTGCGTACGTCACTTTCCATCCATGCAGTCGCTGTGCTGCTGTACTTATCAATGCTGGTATTTCAACCGTCGTTGTTTCAGCTCACACCATAAACTGCGATCGGTGGCTCGATAGCTTCCAACTTGCCGCACAACTACTTAATGAGGCCGGAATCGGTCACGAAATTGTAGACCCTGAAATCTAATGAATCTCATCACTGCAACTGCAACGTTCATCGGACCTGCTCAAACTGAGAGCGGTGTCCGTTGTATGCACCTCGAAATCCAAAACCAAGGGGCCAAGGCATTGCCGGTCCCGGTATATCTCATCCCAACCAGGGCTGCTGGTGACACCTTTGTCATTGATGCCTATGAACACGGAACCACCCTGCTGTTCACGGGTCGGATGTATCCAAGCAAAAGCGATCACAAAATGTACATCGCTCCCACGACACCACTTCAAACTGTCCAAGCCAACACCTTGTTAAACCAAGTGCAGGTTGCTGGAGGCATCGGCTTCATCGCTGAGCAGCGTCGCGAAGATCTTTTCAGTTGCGGAATGCTTTGCAAGGCTCCAGCGCAGAAGCTGGTGGATTTTACCTGGGATGACAGCGTCCCACTTCGGTTAGATGCATGGGGTGACGATGCAGTTCGCTTCCGCAAGTTCATCTTCAAGGGCCGGCAAATGGCCATCGGTGGTCGCCTGAAGTACGAATCTTGGCAAGGTAAAGATGGTGAACCCCGGACGGCTTACAAGGTTCAAATTCGAGGTGGTCAATACACTTTCTTCGGTAAGAACGCTCCTGAGAAAGCAGCTGCGAAGGTTGAACCCCCAGTTCACTCTGCGCAAGAGACCGTACTCCCCCAACCGGTCCCTAAGGGTGATGAAATTCCATTTTGATTTTATGGCGCCGAATCGAAGGCGACGCTAGTTTCATATCACGAGGGGGAGCTCTGGGTAACCAGGGCTTTTTCTCTGCACCTACCGTTGAACCTTATGTCAGTCCTTGACCGCTACCTGAACACTGAAAAGTATCAGGGTGTGATGCGTGAGCTAGCCATCGCACAAATCCTGAACGAAAAGACCAAGCCAGGTCTTTTTATCAAACAGAACGCCCTTGACCGTTGTGGTTTCACAGGCGTAGCTGAAGACTTTCCGAATGCGGAAGCCGACTACGAGCATGTCTTTAACACCGGAGACACCGAAAAGGGCATGTTCTTCAAAACCCCAAGGATGTTGATCATCCACGGTGGCAACCCGAAGGACACCACCTTCATCGAAAACTCCAAAAACAAAGGGGAGATCGTAGGGATTTACCCGCAGGACAACTTCCTGTATGACGATTGGGAGGAGAAAAATCCTGGTCAGCCATGCCCTTACAAGCGTCGCCGCTTGATCCTGATGTACCTCGTGAACGAGGAAGGTGTCGCTGCACACAAAAAACCGTTGATCCTTTCACTGCACGGCGGCGCGTCTCGTGAGTTCGTCACTGCATATGGACGTTTCCTTGAGCAGCTCGAGGGTGCTTTCAGTGACAAGTACAAACTGAAGAGCGCCACAGGATTCGATCCCAAACAAGCTGCTGCTGCCATCTTCACTCCCACCTTCGGGACTGTGATGTACGGCGAGAAGCAGAAGTCTGCAATTGCAGTACCCAAAACCTGGAAAGAACCCACCGCTAAAAACCTTGAGGATTTCTTCCCAGTGAAAGGGGACGACATCGATTACATCGAGGACGTGCACCAAACTGTGACCATGGAGGTCTACTGCGCAAAATTCTTTAAGCAGTGCGAGAAGGAGATTGGTATCAATGCCATCGCGCCTGGTGTTGACTTAAGCAACCTCACACTTCCTGTGCCCGAAGGGTCCGGTGGCATTCGTGCCATGCTGTCTGCTAGAGACGAGACCGGAGCCATTGAAGGTGGGCTGAAGTAAAGTTTATTTGGAATCTTTAACAGATTCTCTTACATACTGTGCGGGGACTTTGGTATGTCCCCGTCAACAAATGTGGTCAAAAACTTGAAGTGCAGGCTGTCTTTAAGGCAGGCTAGAGCGGGGGTTAACACCCTCGTTTTTTTTGGCTTGACTTGGATTTTGACGTACTACTTTGTGTATTCAGTTGGTCTCATCATTAAGAAATCCTTGTAATGCCATTGTTTCGTATTGGACGAGACGCTTACATAAACCACGAATTGCAGCTTGTCTTGCAGTAGCAATTTGCACAAGCTTTTTTGCAGCCTCACGTAACTCATCTACGTTTGTTGCTGCATCAATCTCTTTGTTTATACGCGCTTCTAAGAACTCATCTTCCATAGTTTTTGAAATATCTAACTCCTCTAACGGGATTTCGATGATCGCAAACTCTTCAGACATTTAGTTTTTTTACATAATGCTTATTCTAACAATGGGTGCAATATGTAAAGTACAAGAGTCTATATTATCTTTATAAAATTTTTCCTATTGACAGACAGCAGGTGGTGACTATCATCTGAATATCTTTTTTAACCCCATGGCAGCTCGGAAGTCGTTCAACAACAGTCAAACGATCGAAGCGACTCCTAAGAAAACGTCGATCGGTCATGGGCGTCGCAAGCGTGGCTCTTTCAAAGTCCGGGGACAAAAGCCTTATCGCGGTCAAGGGAAGTGACCCCAAAAGACTGCTTCACACCTCTGAAGGCAAAAGCGGTCGAGGTTCCTGCTTACATCAAATGGTTGATCAATGAAAAGCCAGCTTGGCAAGAACATTTTTCTTTCCAAGCCTTTCCGATCCCGCTGGAATTCATTGACATTGAGCCTGCTCTCAAGGAATTAGATCAAGTCTGGCGGATTAGTCGGTTGGGGCTGCTCCGTATAGAGCGTATGACAGTCTACGACTGGCATGTGGATCAAGAGCGCGAGTCCTGTGTCAACCTCCTTTACAGCCTCGATAACAACAGTCACACACTATTCGGAACTCAACGAGATCAACTCAACAAAGACGTCATTGAGCTTAAGTATGAACCAGATACTTTTTATTTGTTTAATAATCAGGTAGAACACACTGTCATCAACCTTGACGGTCCACGCTATCTTTTCTCTCTTTATTTTGAAAAAGAGAAAAACTACCACTCCCTCAAAAAATTGATCCATGGCTGATCCAAAAAGTTACCAAGAAATCCTGCAAGAGCAGAAAATGATCGAGGAGCTGCTTGACCTTCCTAATACCGATGACGAGGAAAAGCAGGAACTAGTCATGCTTTGGCGTGACTTAAAAAGCCGTGAAGCTTACAAGTTTGACGCGATCATCGGCGTGATCAAAGAATGCGACAACTGCATTCATCAGTTTACTAAGGAGATGGATGAGCTTCGAGGTACTGTCGACTACTGGAAATCGAAGCGTCAAAATGTTATCAACATCATTAAGGCAGCCTATGAGACTCAATTAATAAGTGCGAAACCTACTGGCCTTAAGTATCAAGCAACTATTAAAAATGTTCTGCCAAAAGTTAAGGACAATTTTGATAAGTGGAGTGAAGCTGAACGACAAAAATTTGGTATTAAAAAAACAATCGTTGTGGAAACGATTCGCGACGGTGACGTAATTAAAAAGCGAGAAGACATCTATGCAGATAAAGAAGAGTTGCGTCAAGTACTAATGGATAACCCTTCAGTGGCCCCAAATGAAGCACAGCTTGTCAGGAGAGTCTCGCTTTCATACGGCTATCGTAAACGTTTACAAAAAGGCGTGTGATGCCTCTTGACCTGACCGAAATAACCGATAATCTACGACTGTCGCGCATCGGGTCAGTTGCCGTACCTACACTGCACAAAACTTTCAGCAGACACCTACGAGGCCAGGATTAAGGATGAGTATGACTTCGACAAAGACTTCGAAAAAAAATGGAGCTTCATCCTCGACATCGAAGGAAAGTTCGACATTCCTGAAGACCTTCTTGGACAACTTGGTTGGAAAGATAATGATTTACTGGAGTGGTTCGAAACTAGGTCTGAAGAATTTCTTTTAGTTAAAATTGTAAAGTAATGAATAAAAACAAACGTCAGTCTTACCTCGACATGATCGAGGCAGCGGCTAAAACACAACAAAAAGAACTCTCTTGGGTCAGTAACCTTTACCATAAAAGGCTGATTGAACTTGAGAAACAAGTAAGTAACTATGACCAATGGGTACAATCTCGAGATGAACACGCTTGAGGATGGCAGAGTGCGCGTTTGTCTGAGAGAAGACGGCTTTAGCGCATGCGCAATAGTCAGCTCGATGCATCTCGCCCCTGACAAAGGGCGGCAGCTCCGTGCATCTATTCAGAAGCAAGCACTTAATGCAATGTTTGAGTGATTCAGGATTAGGGTAATTAAGCTTGTACCGTTGTTGCACCCTCAATAATGAGGCAAGCTAAAAAATTCAAGTATCGCGGCGAAAAGTCGGAGATCCTTGACTCAATAATCCACGAAGGATATGAGATCAAGAGTCTTAAACATGGGAACACCGGCCACATTCTCTATAAATTTCCAAGCAAAATGCATGCTTGGGAAATGTGTTGGACAATGGATCTACAGACAGCAAAGTCTGGAGTCACAAAGTACCTTGCAAAGCACAAAGACGCTACCAGTGAAGAGAGTAAGAGTCCCGTAGAATCAAACCTAGATAAAATTAGGCAGTAAAAGTGGTGCGTCCGGTAATGACTGACCTTATGGATGACTTAGCAATGGGCATCCATGAGTATCTCCTGGAGATCGCAACTAATTATGGTGGGTCGTACTTTGTATTGATCCCTGTTACTGAAGTGGTCAAAAAGTTTGGTCGTAACCACCGCACCATTCAACGCCGCATTCAAGCCCTTAAAGATGAAGGGATTCTTGTCCCTGTGATCAAAAGGCAAACCATCACCCTTTACGAGGTCAAAGACCTCGAAGATCAGGCATGACCGAACAACCCAATAGTGAAAGAAATCTGGAGATCATTAACTTTCTGCTGTCCTCGTTTACCGATAACGGCAAATCTCTCCGTGCGTTCACCACAAATCCACAAGAACAAGCCATAACCATTCTGACAGCTGGCTTGTTGGCGAATAGCAAGCTGATGATCAGTCCTGAAGACGCAATCAAATCGGCTTTTGACATTCATTCAAGGATTCAAAAGCACGTAAGTAAGTTCCAATCGATGCAGTTTCAAGCTAATATCGAAGATTGCTTTCAAGAGAAACCCCCAGAAACCGATCACTACTGAGATACGGACGTAGATTTAGGAGCCGTATTCTCCTCACAACTGCAACAGTGAGTTGTTTAATTATCGGTCTGACGGTGATACACGCCTGACCATTAATGGGTCGCGTCATTACAAAACACCGTATGGAGCTCTACCTTCAGTAACGACAATCCTGTCAGCCACTGGTGGAAATAAGGCTGCACTTGAGCGCTGGGCTAAGAAAAATCCAGGTGGCAGAGAGGCTGCCGCTGCTCGTGGCACGAAAGTACACTCCTTGATGGAGGAATTTTTGCTTGGGATAGAACGTGATCCTGTAATCGATGATCCTGAAATCTCCTCTTTTTGGGAGGGTCTACCCCAAAATCTTGAGAAGTTGGAGAATGTTATCTGGGCTGAAAACCCTGCAAAGGCTGGTGATTTTGGCTGGACAATGGGTGGTGATGGTATCTCACGGGTGTGGCATCCAGGTGTCAATGAAGAACAAAAATGGGGCTGGGCAGGTGCTCCTGACATCGTGGCTGAGTACAAAGGAAAGATTGTTCTTGGTGATCTGAAAACCAGTAATGGCCCCTACTACTCAAAATGGCCTGGTCCTGAAACGCCAAAAAATCAGTACGGCATGCGACGGGCCGGCTTTATGAAATATCAAAAATGTCAGCTACAGCTCGCCGCTTACGCATTCGGACTTGAACACACAGTCAACATCAAACCTGAACTGTTCATGACCTTCGTGTCAACGCGAGAAATAGTGCAAGTCTTCGCAATCCAAGCAGGCACAATCGAGAAGTACAAACAGAAGTGGCTTGACACAGTCGAGAAGTACTACTCAGAGATTCTCCCTGCCCAGAAAGCAGCAGAACTAGAAATGAATGCAGCGGAAGATTAGGACTAACTTAAAAAAATTTTTTGTCAAGGCTTATGCTGACTTATTTGAATTAATGTAAACCTACACGGAAACTGGAAAACTTTCGGATAACCAGTTTTCAGCACTCTCTTAACTGGCTATCCTTTGTCCGGAGCATCCAAAACCACGGAATATAACTAGTGACCACCGCCGCTCCTGAGCAAAATCGCCCCGATCGACACACCGCTCCGGGGGAAATTAATCTTGATTTTATCCCGCAAGACTGGGCTTTGACGCCTCTGCGGGAGAAGAGAGCTTATACGCCTGGCTGGACCTCTACGCCTTTCTCAGTTGACCAAATTCGTAATGAATTAGAAGAAGGCCGTGCGACCGGGGTTGGACTTATTTCCGGACAGTGGTCGAATGAAGGTGGTTTGGTATGGGTTGATATTGATGGACCTGACGCGATTCCTGTACTCGAAGAGCGGGCAGGTGGGCCTCTAAATGCAATATTTCCCAACACGCTGACAATTTCCTCAGGAAAAGAGGGCCGCCAGCGGATGCTTTACAGCGTCCCAAACTCAAAAATTGGTCTTATCCCAGACAAGGCCACAATTAAAATCGGTGTGCCATCATTCGAGATCCTTTTTAGGTCTCGTCAAGGCGCCCTCATGGGTGCCCACCCTGAAACAGAGGGCTATTACACAACAACTCACGGTGGGTTTGAGTTCGCTAAAAACCCTCCTGAGCTGCCTGAGTGGCTCTACAACGAGATCCAAAAGGCATTCCCTATCAATAAGTATCGCAAACCTGTTACGAGCGGAATATGCACGCAAAGCGTCAATCTTACGTACGAGGAAGGGTCAACTTATCACCAGGAAGAATCCATTGCTGAGGCAAGAATCTACCTTGATCACCTCAGTATTGAACGTTCTGCCGATTATGAGGAATGGCTTGCTGTAGGCATGTGTCTGCACCAAATTGATGATCACCTCATTGAAGACTGGATCGCATGGTCTGAAAAAGCACCAAACTTTGAAAATGGTGTGTGCGAACAGAAGTGGCGCTCTTTTGAAAGGGTCCCCGGTGGCCCAAGCCCCGAAGGTTCTCGTGGATTGCACTCTCTCAGGGCTAAGGCGAAGGAAGATGGATATATCGAACTTGGCAACTATGTCGTTGAGTCACCAGAGACTCTCGTCAAGAAAGCACAAGAATTCTTCTCTGATAAAAGCGAACGTATGGGCGAACACGACGTAACAGAACAAATTTTAGAAAGCATCATTGGCTTCCCTGACAGGAGTATGCGCAATGAAATCGAGGAGCGCAAAAAGAGAGAGCGCCGCCCCAAAAACCCCCCTAGCTCTGAACTTGCGGAATACGCTACCGAAATGGTAATTCAGTGCGGTTGGCGCTTCGATCCGCGATACGAAGTGTTCATGTTTTACCAGCAAAATAAAGGCGTCTGGAGACGTGAAGAATACAAGCATGAGTACAAGCACTTCATCCAAGATCTGTTTGTACGAGAGCGGATTCCCCTCCCCGGTGGCTTCAACAACACCCTGCTAAATGATGTGGTCAGCCTTACCCAGGCGTACATCAGCCACACCTATTGGGATGACGATGACGATCGTTTGGCCTTCACAAATGGTGTGCTCGAGGTCTCATCAGGAGAATTTCTAGAACATAGCCCTGAGCATTACATCACCTGGGGTCTGGACTTTGACTATGACCCTTATGCAAGCCCAGGTCCAATCATTGACTGGCTTCTACGCACTCAGTACGGAGACACTGACCGTGTGCAAGTGCTTCGTGCATGGCTGAAATCCTGTCTTGTCGGCCAAGGTCACGAGATTCAAAGATTTCTCGAGCTTATCGGTCCCGGCGGAAGAGGTAAATCAACCTTCGCAAACCTCTGCTGTGCCTTGGTTGGAGCTCGTAATTACGCCAGTACAACACTCAACCAACTTGAGCAATCCCGCTTTGAAGTTGCATCGATCAAGGGCAAACGTCTTACCTTGATCAACGACTCGGAACGTTATGGAGGATCTGCACAGATCTTTAAAGCCCTGACCGGCGGCGATAACCTTCGTTTTGAGGAAAAAAATAAAAATGTCGGAGAACCATTTGTCTACACCGGAATGGTTATGGTCTGCGCCAATGAACCAATCCAAACTACCGACAACACCTCTGGACTAACCCGTCGCCGCCTGACCGTAGAATTCAATCGATCCCTCTACAACAAGAACTCCGAAGCAAAGGAGATGATTAAGGTCGATAACGGGATCGTAAAAGGCTTATGGAAGGACTGCATACCCGGCTTAGTGAACTGGGTTCTTCAAATGACCGACGATGAAATGCGTCAGTACTTGCTTGACACTTACGAGATGGTCCCGTCTTTGAAGCGTGTTCGAAATGAAATCATGCTCAACAGTAATAATCTCGTGGAATGGCTCCAGTCCGAGGCTGTGCTCGATGAAAAAGCTGTAACTCCTGTTGGTAAAAAAATCCCAGCTGCAAAAGATGCACAGGAACGGTATTGCAATAGTAACTTTCATTTATACGCAAGTTACGCATCCTATTGTGAGGATACGGGATCGAAACCTGTTGGTCAGAAGCGATTCATCGCCCTCCTACTTGATTGCACCAAGAATCAACTTGGTCGCGACACTGTCACTGGTTTCACTAAGTTCGGTAAGCCTTATCTGAAAGGCATTGCACTCCGCAACTCTGATCAGAAATTTAAGAACGCCCCAACCGTGCTCCCAGAAAACCGCCATCAGGAGGCAAATGGACAAGCATCAGAAGGAGAACTGGGAGAAGATCGCAAAGCATCTTGAAGAATTAGGTGCTACCGACAACGACTACTACGTGAGAGCTATAGCGATTACTGAAGGGAAAAAAGACCCAATTCAGAAAATCGCGCCTCTCTCTGTACTTAAAAAGCGTGAGTAATGACCTTTGAAAAACACGAGGTCAACATAAAATTGAATGGTTGGGCGGTAAAAGTTTTACTTAACCTGCTAATTGATGCCCATAAAAATTGGCCTGGGGGACATCCGTCCGAGCAGGAAGATCTATACATACTCAAAAATGGTTTTTATCGGGCCTATATGGACTGTATTTTTGCCATGGACGCTGAAAAATGAGCTGGCATCCCCACGACAAGAAGCCCTGAAAGTGATGAGATTAAACCCTGGGGATTGGTATAAAAGGAATATTTTCTTCCGGACTCTTCTCACCTGGTAAGACTGGTTTACGGTACGGGGATTCACCACCGGGAATTTTTCTGCTCCCAAAACCAGGCACCCCTGCAATCATCTCCTGCATTAGTGGCCCCCCACGCTCCTGTGCATACTGATTTTGCAGATTAAAATCTGGAATGCCAGTACCAGCTTGTTGGTAATTCTGCATACCTTTCACATAAGTCTGCAAGAAACCCATCGGACCATTGGCCATTGTCATCGGAAAGTCGTTGTCACCCATAATTAACGAAAAAGATCACGCGCTAAATTACCGATACCCTGGGCAGCTATTCCTGTAAGGCCTGCAGACAAGGCTCCTCCATAATTACCACTCGCAAATAAATTACTCATACCGCCTAACATTGGATCCAAAATATCAGTCCTGCGTTCTTTGCTTCTCATCCTATCCTCATAATCACCCTTCTCTTTAAAAAAACGATCAGCAGCAAAACTTGAAAGAAAATTTTTTTCAGGACTTCCTTCATCATCCCCATTGCTTCCCCCTGATTGGAAGAAATAGCTTGGTAAACCTGAATCAAACATGATTAGCCTCTTAAAGCGTTTTGAATGTAGCCAGCAAGAAACATCTTGCCAGGCTCCTGGGAAGCAGCGTTCATAGGGTTGGTTTTTTCAGCTGCTTTAATGTTGGCCTCAGCATAAGGAGCACTAACAGCCTGCCCTTGTGTGGCATAACCACCTGGTAGCTTCTCTTGGCGACGTGGATCACCTAGTTCAGCGTTCATATCAAGACCCTGTGGGTCAAATCCTGCAGGGTTGTACATCATTGCGCAGCTGCTTTATTTAGTAATTGTTTCTTAATAAGATCATAAGCCTCCTTTCCCATAGGGTTGTCTAACTGCACTCTTTCCCTTTCATTGCCAATTGCATCAGCCCGACGTTGCTCAGCTTTTAAATACTCACGTTGAGCAAGCATTGGATTCACCTTGGCCCACTGCTGTAAAGCACTGAGCTCCGCACCCTCTTTTTTAACATTACCAGGTAGATTAGAATCCGAAAAATAATCCTGGATTTCATCCTGATTAACACGGCCCAAAGCACTTTGTGATGCGTACATCGATGCAATGTTGGTATCTGTCTCAGGTGCTCGGAGCTGATTCCCTAGTTCCTCCATTGCAGATGCATCTTGAGGCGCTCCCTTACCTCTTGATCCTGCACCGAATACATTATTAAACTCAGGAGTTTGGAAGTAACGTTGATACTGACCTTCAAGAGTATTATCAAACTGCTGCGATGTTAAAGGTGTTGAAGTTTCTGTTGTGATCTTTTGTCTATCAATATCTCCTGGACGCACACCTTCTTCAAAATTGCTTCCGCCTGGTAAAACTGTAAAATCAGTGCCTCCGAATTGACTCATACGTGATTGACCTTTTGTACGGCCCTTCTTTGCATAATTTTTAGCAAAGTCAATTGCAGGTGGTAAAAAAGTTGCACCGAGGCCTAAAGCTGCTAATCCCGTAGAAATAGCTTTTGCTCCGTACAAAGCTGGCATTACAAAAGGGAGCATTTACCTAATCGTACAGAAATATCCTTTATACAATAGTAACACTGACTAGCAGATCAATGGAACTTATCAAAACTTTCCCGAAAGGTTCGACTGTTATGTTGATGCATCAAGAGTTCGATAGCAAGAAATACAGAACTTGTTCTCCCTCAGGTGGTTTGTGTACTTACGACTCATCCATTGATCGTGCTTTGGAATTAGCTCAGATATATGAGGACTACTACAACCACAAGCCCACTAAAACGTTTGAAGAGAGTATTAATTTCTAGAGGGTGGTTGCCAAAATCCTCTGCTGCCATCGCCAAAATGCACTGCGGTACAGCAGGTTTGACCAGTTATCTACCAAACATAGTTTTAGAACCGGGTTTTTATTTAGACGTATAGGAAAGGGGTCTAGGTGATTGTGAGATAAAAAATGAACGCGCAATGACCTAGGCCCCCTCTCTATAAAAAGAACTTAAAAGACGCTTTTAAATTCATCTTTGGTAGATAAACCGAGATCCATTGACATGACTCGGCTCTGCCGTTAGGGTTTACCCCTACAGAGCTTCCCCCTAATGGAAACCCTGAAATTCTTCCGCAGCAACAGTCTGATCCCACCAGACGTCGTGGTCTTCGCAAAAGCGTTTCAAATTTTTATGAGGTTGGTGGGCAAGGACGCTTGCTGGGACATCAGCAAGTCCAGGCACAGCATTTTTTCCGGGTTCGTGAACAGCAAGCGAAACCATCTGTTTTATAAAACTTTGGACGCCAGGCCTTTTTTATTGGCCATGGTCGGTAAGTTTCCCGATGAAGTGAATCGTGTGATTGTCAGGAAGCACTCATGCAATTGCAAGTACTGCTTAAACCCTTCTCACTATTACTACGGGACAATGGCGGACGTACGCCTGGAGACGAATCAACGGAAAGGCGACTCTCTCACTCCTGAGGTTGTCGAAAAGATACGCACAGCTGACCAGTGGCTTTCAAGCAAAGAGATATCAAGGCGTCTTAAGATTCCTTATCAGAGGGTGAGAAAGATACGTGTTGGAATCACATTTGATTCCCAGCAAAAAAAAGACCAACCCTTTACCCTCAACGAGGGTTGGGAAAAGCTGGATGCAGTCCTTCAGCAGCTCTCGTCCAGTCATCCTGACGAGGTTCGTCGCTACGAGCTCGACTACCACATGACAAATAAAAAGGAGTGCCCCTGGCACCGACATGGCACCAAAGAACATAAGGGTCGCTTTGGCCACATGGGCGAATGCCTGGATTGCCTCGAGGAGCTTAAGAAGGGTCGCTGCACCGTTGATGTCACCCAGTTCGATTATCGCTGGTATTGGACCGTTAAACGCTTCTGGGATCAGGTTGACGTACGCGGTCCGGATGAGTGTTGGCCTTGGCTAGGTGCAACCAAGAAAGGCGGCACGGAATCCGTCGCCTATTGCCCCTCACCCGTACACGCTGGCGCCACGCAATCAGCGATGCGAGTTGCATTTTGGCTAAGTAGAGGATTTGTAGGTAAGTACAGAATTCATACCAAAAAAGGCTGCGAAAAATTCTGTTGCAACCCGCTGCATCTAGAAGCACGTGGACTTGACGATGCACTTGAGCCGTCTAAAATTGAAACGATTCAGTTGAATTATGTCAACATCTTCAGCCACTTCAAAGAAGCCAGCGCAAAAACAGGTGATGGTGGTGGCCAGCAACAACCACCTCCCTGAAAAGAAATATTGCGCTCTTGTAGATATTGGCGGTGAACTCACCTGGAGTGTTTTCTGGCGCGATGATTTTGAGGAGGCTGAATCGGATCTTCGTTGCATGATCAATAATCTCAACTATGCGCTAGTTGAAACGATGGAGTGCGAGGGAGTATATCCTGAGCGGGTTATAATGATGGAAGAAAAATATCAATCGTCTGGAAGGACCAACGGTCTTTTTACAGGATTAATGACTGAAGATGTCAAGATTTCTGACGACAATCCCCAATAATTCAGGCTTTGAAAACCTTGGAACTGTTGAAGCTTACCCTACCGGAGGTACAGGGCCTACTGCTTATGGCCCAACCTCCTACTTCGGCTCTGATCCACTCCCTGCGGAGCCTGGAGATAGCCTTTATACTCCTATTGATCTGGGCGATTTCTCTTCTGTATTCCGCTCGATCACACTAAATGGTTCCCACGGGGGGCTATCACGTAAAACTACTACTTTTTATAAAATCAGGATTAACAAATCCAGATCAATTCAATTTACACAGAATTTTAGTCAGTTTAGTTACACCCAAAATACAAACAGAAATACTCTTGTAGCGTTCTATAAAATTGAAGATGGTAGTAGAAGAGAAGAGCTTCCTATTAACAACCAGGGTTATGTATCGCCTGAATCCTCCATTGATTACAACCAGGAAGATCTTCGCCTAGAAGATTATCCAAGCACAAGGCTTGATCCTGGTGAGTACCTATTTCTTATTACAAACGATATTAGGTTTCAAGAAACTAATTATTCAATCTCTATAAACGTGTCCGTAGTTGACTGGCGTTTTGTAAACGAAATCGTGGATGAATCTATCGATTTTGGTCTAGCGTCAGCAACAGCTGCTTCCGCTCTTGATTTCGGCAGCATCTAAGCAGATCAAGCTTTGTCTTCAGGCATGGTGACCTTGAAGATGTCGTTTTTGCGTTTCGCGTATTCAGGATCAAACACACTTGGATCAACAAGAGATGCAGATGTCTGGCCCTTCTGAGAGGTTGCTTTCTGCAAGGCTTTTTTAGCTTGATCAACGTTTGTCAAAGCAGCTTTTTGGGCTTCATCTGACCCCTGCTGTAAATTCACCGTACTCGAGCCTTTAGAAATTGGTCGCCCTTCATTATCACGAGCCACCTCCATGATTCCTGGATCCTTAAATTGTCCAGGCAATGATGCTAAGTAACTAGCTCGCTCCTGCGCTTCACGCCCACGCATACGCTCCGCCAGCTCAGCAGAAGTGCCGACTTCAGTTTCCCTATCTTTCTGCAAGGAAAGGATTTGTTCATCAAGGCGCTTTCCGAAAGCAGCAACGTCTTGATAGCTCTCTTGCGGAATTAATGTCCGATACAACTGTGGTGCCGTAGGAGTAGGCATCACAATTGTCGGTGGTGGCAGAGGCGCTGGCGAACTCCCCATTGTTTTATTTCATTCTGATTTCTATACTGATTCTATCTGTCACAAACCCGTAAACACTTTGGGCAGTATAAACGCCGACAGGAGCGAGAATCAGCACCAGCAGCAACTCAGCATAAGTGATGTGGCGGCGCATTTTGATAAATACCCTTTTATCCATGAGTTTAGCGAGCTCATAGCAGATCTGTCCACGAAAGAGCTTCTTAGCTTGATGACAAACCAACAGAAAAACCTTGCGAAGGCACTATGGGAGGCTGAAAACTATGGTGGGGACACGGAAAAAGCTAAAAAACGACTTTCAGAGACACATGGACCCCAGTGGTTTAAATCCATCAAATTCAAAGACTACTTTCACCCGCTCCGTGAATACCGCGAATTGGTCCTAATTCTTGAGCACCAGCGTCAATGGGCCGAACAAAAAAAATTCGCTAAGATTAATCAAGACAACGTTCTCCAATGACGGAAAATCAGGAGGACTGGCTTGACATTTTAAATAGGACTCAGTTCGAACCGACACCCTCGACTGCAAACTCCTATCAGAGCTATCGCTTTGCTGATTTAGATATCAGTACTGTCACGGTAGAGGATTACGCCACAGCTTTAGTCCCTTCTCTGGTCAAGCAAGTAGAGATGTTTATACCTCCCTCAGGTAGCTTTGAAACACCTGACCTAAGGCGCTACTTAGAACTGGTGTGTGGATACGAAACAAGCACATCTGACCTGGTACTTGGCCTGTCTCTTGCTGACCAGATTCGGATCACATTCAGTGACATGAAGATCAGCACCATCTGTGACCGGTATCCCGAAATCAATCTTGCTGAGAAGCGTCGCTACCGCTGTGTGGCGGAATACCTGATCAGACAAGGTGAACTGACCAAACTGCGAGATGCTGATGGCAAATTGATCAAAAAGATTGGCAACATGCAAAAAGCAGTTGTGTTGTATAAACCGCTTCCTAAGTTATTAGAGACTCTCAAACGGTCTGGGCTTAGCAATTTCATCAAGCTCGAGGAGGAGAAAACCGAAGTGATAGCTGAAAAAACTTGCTAAACTGGTCTAGCTGAGGAACATTATGTCAAACCGTCGGAACAAACTTCTCACCAAACTTCTTCAGAGCACTACGGGTGAGACAGAAGAAACACTCATGAAGCTCACAATCGAGCGCATCTGCTCTGATATGTGTGAGTACTATGGAAAGTTTTATAATGCAGAAGGGCCTGGTGTGCTCGTGTTTAAGCCAGCCGCCAATGATAAGGATAGTATGTTCTATCTCTGCGTAGACGCACTTATCAGTGCTCTGGAAGATTATCGTGACCAAGAGAGTGTCTCCTCTGTCTTCCAAGGTGCAATCCGTAGGGCTGAGCAGATTGACCCGAACAAAGAATCGCTTTTCTTGGTTCAAGATGATACCGAACTAGCACTCATTCACTATCGCCACGATGAAGAAAATAGTAATTTTCTTATCTCGTGAAGCACAGAGCAAAATGGCGTTCACTTAGGAATGTCTATGGGAAGATCGGCCACATCCGTGAGGATTGGCTAACTCCTTGTGATTATCTGCCTTTGATTGACGCCTTGCTTGGAGATCTCGATTTAGATCCCTGTAGTACACACGATGCTAATCACCAGTTTCTTCGTGCAAAACAGATTTATACCCTTGACGATGACGGACTCAACGTTGAGGCACCCTGGACTGGCAAGACCTATTTGTTCCCTCCGACGTACGGACGTTGTACGTACAGCAAACAACGTGGTACTTGGCGGTGGAGCCCACGCGGAGGCAGTGTATCCAAAGCACCTTCAGTCATCTGGTTTCGACGTCTGGTTAGGGAGTGGAAGCTTAGGAACATCCCTGAAGCACTTTTTTATACAACTTATCCAGAAATGCTCAGAACCTGCCCTGAGATTTGGGATTTTCCTTTATGCATTCCAAAAGATAGGGCGCACCTGATGCATGGCAGGAAGTATTTCACTCTTAAATCACCTATGTACTGGGGATATTTCGCTTATTTGCCGCCAACAGATCTAGGTTTCTCTCAAATTGATAAATTTGAGTCTATTTTTTCAACGATCGGAAGAGTTATCCGGTAGCTCTAAACTGATTCCTGAAAGTTTCATTGTCAAAAACAAACACATTATCGTTAGTCCTGGAGGCCTTTACGTTCAATGCTTCACCATCTTTTTTAGCTTCTACAAACCTTTTAAGAAAGCTTTTCGCACTTTCATTGTCGGTAGCAGAGATGTCTTGTCCGGGTTTAACAGTATAACTACCTGCACGCCGGTTATCGATATCGTATGCTTGGCTTAATTGGTCGTTCATCCCTTTATTCTAATGACCCTCACCGAAACACAAGCTCAAATCAGTTTGATCTGTGATGACATTAAAGAGTTGCTGATTTATAAAAATCAAAAGTACGGTAATTCAGCGCTTAAACCTGTTCGCATCTTCAGTAAGTCCGACAGCGTCGAGCAGATTCTTGTGAGGATTGACGATAAACTTAATCGTATCCAACAAGGCGCGGGTCTTCTTGACGAAGATGAAGACGTCATCATTGATTTGATTGGCTACCTCGTGCTTCTCAAAATCGCTTTAGCCCAGAACTCTAAAAATGAAGTATGAAGATTTTATAGCTGCTTACACACCTGATTTAGCTATTTTTGACGCTATTGATCTTCTAAAGCGTCTAGACCCGGACGCTCTTGATTACCTAAACCGCAAGGTGGAGTGGACCAAAGTCGATAGAAACGACGGATCACATGACCAGAAGGATCCCAATTCTTAATTTTCTTTTCCAAATACTCAACTGCTTTGATTTGAGAAGGAGACCCTGTGTAAGTCTCCGGCAGATTTAAAAGGCAAACTGATGTGTGGCAATCATGCCGTACAAATGAAGGAATTTCGGCGTCTGCAGCAAAATAGGTGTTTAATTCTGTGCGACGCCTATCCCTCATTAGTTCACCTCCTGATAGCCAATACTTATTGATGTAGGGGCTCCACTCCTTAATTAGCTCTCTTTTGCTTGCGTGGCTGTTTATCAGCTCCAATAAACGAGAGTTTTTGAACCCTAAAATCCCAAGGCTGTGCGCAAAACTCAGGACAGCTGCCTTCCTGTTTCTGTTAAGTGGTACGTAAACGTACTGCTGTACCTGATCAGAAAAGGCCTGCAGGTCTTTTTCAAGCTGCTCTTCGATCTCGTTGGTATAAAGCTTGTCATTCATGGAAACTGCACGACCGAACACCTGCTGACTGCCATAGCCGACTCGCCAAAACTTCTCACCATAATCTCGGTAAGAAGCAAAACGCCCCATACCGATAGCAGTACGGGGCGGGGTATATATCTTGATTAATTGAATTCCTTTTTCTGTAAGAAAAGGGTGTTCTTTCCAAACACGTGATTTCTTACGGGACGACAACCTTAGCGATGTAGCTGACTTCAGAATAACCCTCCAGCTTCAAGAGGACAATGTAATTCTTGGTGGCATTTGTCACCGTCACACCGACTGCGCCTTTGCCTTTCCCAGCCTGTGCCACATTAAAAGCCTTCTTATAACCGGTTGGGGCTGAACCAGCTGAGTGGTCATCATCCTGGAAGATCTCCATGGAAATGACACCGGCGGAACGGTCTAAAGAAACAGTGATGTCGCCTGTGGTACTGGGGTTGACTTCAAAAGCACGTTGACTCAGGCCGGTATTGTTACCAACACCTGCACCTTTGTAAGTGACGTCACTTCCAGAGTCGACTGAAAATGTGTCAAGAGTACCTGTAACAATACGATCAGCCATGGCTATTAAGAGATTTGTCCAATAGTGGAGAAGTTGAACTTGATATCGGCATCGATACCGTGGTCTTTCAGAATGCCTAGGAACATCTGACGGTCAAGAGCTTTTTGATGAAGCATTTCGATGAACGCTTCCTCTAACTCATCTCGATCCAGGCCTTGAATGGCCAGAGATGCTGCGTGGATTTGAAATTCAACGTCCACGGGAAGCTCTAATGCATCCATGGTAATTACCTACCTTGGATCTATCTTACCAGCGCTGAATTAACTGGCAAGCAGATCAGGCGTGACACTCGTGACTGCCTTTTCACGTAAATCCCTCATTTCTTCTGAGATCAGGCGGGCAGGGTCGACATCAGACGCTTCAAGCCCTAATCCAGCGTCCTTTACGTATTCTTCTAGAAAGCGTTCGGCTGATCTGGACTTCATGACTTGAGCTGCATTTCTTGAGGGTATTTCGAGCCGTCCAATAGGCGCCTGCGAATAACACGGTGAACGTTATGACGCAAAGCCCCATAGTTTTAAACTCAATTACCATCTATATTGTACGAAGGGTGCTCCGAGACAATGGATAATATTGAATTTCAACGTGAACTGCTCACTGCAGCCATTGGTGGTGTCAGCAAGACACAACTGCTGAGAACACTTACAGAAAAATACGGCTGTACCGAAGAATATATAAATGGAGCCCTTGACCTCTGTGCATTAAAAACTAAGCCCAAAAACATTAGGCACAAAGATTTTTACGACTGTCCGATAACTAAAAAAGCAAAAAAAATAAATTATCCATTTACACAGATTTATAAACAGGAAGATTTTTTAAGTGAAGCCGAATGTAATGATCTAATTGGCCTTATGAATCAAAATCTTAGGCCTTCCACAGTGTCCGACAAGACAGACAGTAACTGTGTCAGCTCTTACCGAACAAGCACAACCGCTGACCTACACTACTTTGATAACGATTTTTACTTACAACTAGATAAAAAAATTAGTGAGTTTATGGGATTAGAACCATTTCTCGGTGAGGTCATGCAAGCTCAAAAATACGAGCCAGGACAATACTTCAAAGAACATTGGGATTTCTTTGACCCTTTCACCACAGAATATAAAATTTATTGCGAATGGATGGGGCAAAGAACTTGGACAACAATGATATATCTAAACGATGTTGAAGAGGGTGGGGAGACGTGGTTTAAGCACTTAAAACTCAAAGTCAAGCCCAAGCGCGGTCTGCTTCTTGCGTGGAATAATCTTTACAAAAATGGCATCCCAAATTTTAAAACAATGCACGAGGCCTTCCCACCAAAACAAGGTAATAAGTACGTGATTACTAAATGGTGGCGCAGCTGGTCGTTAATTTGAGCGCCCTTTCTGTTTCATGGCTAGTGCGATAGCCAAAGCCTGCTTGCGACTTGTCACTTTTTTACCACTACTGGACTTGAGTTCGCCTGCTTTGAACTCAGACATTACCTTTTCAACTTTGTCTTTCATCTCAGATCACCATTTAACCTTGTGGCTCCAGTAACGCGCTGACATCTTGTCAGGACTCGAATCCTGCGCATCATGCCTGGCGTAGTAAGAAGCTTTACGCGCCTTCTCTTTAGCTGTTTTAGGGTTTTTCCCAGCACCTTTTACGCCTTGTTGACCGAAACGAATAATCTTCTCCTCCCCTTCCTTGCAGGCTTTCACTACATGGGACTTGGTGTCGTGGTCGGGAGTCCGCTTCGGCTTGTTGCATTTCATTTGCTCCTTAGCAAGCCTCTTTGCTTTTGCTCTATCAGCCATATCAGACCTTCAGAACGCCTCTTTCGACCTTACCGATAATATCGTTGCGCACTTCTCCCCTCAGCGCAGTGTCTCCAGGGCCAGGAACCCGCTTCTCTTTCATGCGCTCAAGAAAGTCTGCGAGAAACTGTTCTTCAGACTGATATCCAGCTGATGGAGAAATCATTATCAATATATGTTTGAAGGGAATCCGTGCTTGGTAGCTTTATAGAGTTTGGTTTTTGCTCTAACCACTCCTTGATTTTAACTGATCTCTCTTCAGTAAAATGAATATTATTTTCAGTGTACCACTCGTCCAGTAGCATGGAGCCTTTAGATCTATTACACGACGAGCAGCAACAACACATATTTGATCTAATGTTGTGACCACCCTTGTGTTTTGATAGGATGTGATCGATAGTTGCGGTGTCTTGCGTTAGATGCTTACCGCAGTAAGCACAAGCCCAATCCCAAGAAGCAAAAATATAAAGTTTAAATTTGCGCCTTGCAAGTTTTGGGGTTAAGACAATGAGATTGGCTAAAAGATCTTGCTCGCAATGAAACACGTCCAGCATTCCAACCTTGTCAAAACTTTATGCTGCACACACTTGTACTTTTGCTATGTTTTTATTAATCAATTAGTCCAATTAAATTTAAATTTTCAATATCCTCTGCAGGATCATAATCAGAATCTTCAATAATCTTAAGCAGGAAGTAGTGCAATCTATCCAGCACCCAGCGCAAGTCTTCGTCAGGGACGTCTCTGATGATCGCATCTAACCGCATTTCACGAGATGGCGGTGAAATGTGATCTGCCACTAAACAGAGTGCGTTGTATCGGTTTTTGTTAATATCTTTCAACATCTCAACGGTCGAAATCTTCTGCAGGGGTTTCTTCAAGTTCAGCAATACGTCCACGGACAATAGCCACACCCTCAAGTGCTCCAGTGACTTTGAGGTAAAGCTCTTTATTGCGCATCAACTCAGCCTCACCAGTTTTGATGAATTCAGCAAGCTCTTCCTGCTGCTTGATGAGCTGCTTCTCTGTGTCTGAAAAAATCTCTTCCATCTTGTTTGGACGATTCGAAATAAGTATAGCTTAATTTTTCCGGCAATTCAGCCATCCAAAGGCACTGCAACCGCCCCCAAAAAAAATACGATTACGAGACTCTTCAATGCCATATGTCACCGCTTTACCGCTGCCCTCTTCATTAGAAACCCAAAAACCCCTCTGGATGTCAGCTCGACCAATTGAGTCATGCGCCAACCAGTGCGTGTCACTGTAGCCGTAGATCAAAATGCAATACGTAAATCCTCGTGGTCTCTCAGGTGTCCCTTTAATTACCAGCCCTACAGGGATGCTAAGGCCTTGATCAATCGTTTCTTTAATGTCGCTTTCATCTAAATCTCTGACGAACTTCATGGGAACACCCATCTCGCGCAAGATATCAAGGTGTGTGGTGGCTTTTGAAGAATCGCCATAGTTGTCAACCCTACTTACATACTCTTCATAAGTGTCATTATTAAAGAGTTTCTGTTGAAGGAGACACGCTCCTAAGGTGCAGGATAAGGATTTTGCAGAATCAGTCACTCCGTTGTACGGATGGTGTATGTAAGGAGTGTCTGGCAAAAATCGAAAACCTCCTGACTCCAGATATGGAGGAACTGACGTTGGTATGTTGCTATCGATCCAGTCCTGATTTTTAATCCACCAGGGGCCAATCACTGTCTTTATCTTTGTATAACCTTCTGAAGTATTGAGAATAAAGCAATTCTTTAGATGCCTGTCCTTAAGAACAAGAGCATATTGGTCTGGTGCCAAATCCTCAGTACGCCTCGGCTCCTCTAGAAGCTCTGTATTACTGATCGAGATTAGGTCAATAGAAGCACCTGGCCGACCTAAAATCATTTAGCTGGAGGTGTCTGATCCTTTGACTCAATTGTAAACTTTTTTTCAGTTTTTTTGGTATCTTTATCATCTTTTCTAGAGACTCCATACACAGCCAAGACTGAAGTCACCAAGGATGAAATGAACGCTGCATCAATCTTTGCATAACCCATGTAGCTTGCAGTCAACATTGCAAGAGCCCAAGAAAGGACGCCAGCAGGGACAAGAGTCGCCAAAAGATCCTTAAAAGAGAACTGTGAGTCATCATCTTTCATCTCAACATTTTATACTGAATGTGCTCCTACTAAGATCAATATACAAACTAGGTTTTTTTATGTGGAGGCTGCTTGTAATTATCGCTTTTGCGGGAGCACCTGCTTACGCTGATATTACCCATAAACTACAGAGCTCAGTCCAGCTGACTGTTGACGCCGCCGCAACGAACGCAATGAGGCTAGGCTCCTCGTTTTCCGTCAGCGGCAATGGTGTAGATACTACTGATGGCACAACTGCAAATACTATCTCAGCCGGAACAATAACTCAAGGTGTATATGCGCCAGGAACTATCTCTGTTACGCAAGATACGCCTGGTAGTGCGTTCTCTTTTAGTCAGTCCTATATCGCAGGGGATGCAGTTCCAAGCTCTGCTTCAACCGTAGGAGCTGTACCAAACTTCTCCAGTGTGACAAGCACGTCAGCTGGGACAGCAGGCAGCTTGGCTGGCACCATCACATCTGCAGGTGCAGTCTCTGTGACCGCAGGTGGAGCTGGAACAACTGCTACAGGACAACACGTAAGTGAAATCACTGTCCGATAGATGGACCGTTTACATGAGGGAATTGCTCTAGGTTTTACCCTAGGACTACTTCATGGATTAGTGCAGCCTGGCTACTCAGTGCCTGTTGTACCTAACTTCACGCAAGGCAGTTTGACCCAAAAAACAGAAACAACTTCTGTCGTGACTGAAGTTATAAATTCTATGGATTACAACACGGGCTACCAATACTCCGTGACCGGCACTAATATAAAGAACACAGGGAACAGTATTGCGCCCTCCACAACTGCTGGAAATAGCAATACTCTTAACGGCGTTACCAGCACATGGACAACACTAGATGCTGCAAACAAGCCAAGCTGGTCAATAATCGACAACACCAAGGGATTTCAATTTACCGAGACGCTTCAGGCTCCTGGTTTGGCAAATCACACGATTGTAAACAGATCTACAGAGATAAGAAGCGTCACAGAAAGTACATCCATTTTCTCGCAATAGGGATAGCATCTTTGCTTGGGGCACCCTCATGGGCAGCTGATGTCGGAGGTGTCAGCGCCACTGCAAACCCAATTGCTAACAGCAGCGGAAGCGTAACTAATCAGGCTATTCAGGTACTTCAAGGACCTTATATCACTAATACTTATGGGGCCGGTATTCAATGCCAAGGGCCGACCCTTAATGTCACACCGTTTATGACACGGACTGGCTCATTTCAACAGCCTTTCGAAGACTATTACAACGACCCTGTCTATGACACCAGTGATTTAAATGACGACGGGGNACTCGACAACCCTGGGAAAGTTCTGTATTACAAGCCAGTAAGGACAGGCCAAAAAAATAATTTTAGCTGGAATGCTGGCCTCTCTGCAACGCTTTCTATACCTCTCGACGGAGGTCTTCAATCAAGGTGTAAGCGAGCTGCAAATGCACAGATTGCAATACAAGAACAAACCTTGGCCAATCGAAGGCTTGATTTTGAAATTGCGCGTCTTAAAAATTGTGGCGTATTAGCTAAGCAAGGTATAACGTTTCGTCCTGGCTCACAGTTTGCAAAAATATGTGCGGACATTGTGGTAAAAATGCCCAATGAAACTGTGTCTCCTCATGTGCACCCTATTTCTTTAACGACCGTCTTAGAGCCAGAAGAGCACGATTCCGGTCCCGCTGAGCAAGGACACGCTCACGGACTGACTCAACCTTTGTCTTCTTCCCAAGTACGTCAAACAGTTTCTTCTGGGTCTTCTTCACAACAGGCTTCACCAGCTTTAGAAGCAAGTCGGCAAGCGGCTTTGCTAGGAGGGCCGCTGAAGTCGCAACAATAGCGATCGAAGCTGTTGTGGTTACCTGCTGCGGTGTAGGCAGGAAGTCGATCAGGGTTGCCTTTGGCTCCACTGGTTGAGTCGTAACATTTTCTAAAACTGGTTCAACAGGCTCTGCAGGCGGTTCCTGAGTACTCTGTGTAATCGGTGGATTTGGCTTAGGTAAGTTCGTCGGTAACTCTGGAGTAGCAGGAACTTCTGGGGGCTGCGGTTTATAAGCTGGAGCAGGTGTCTCTACGGTATAAATTAAATCCTGTGGTGAGTAGTCAAGAGGAGTAAAAGATGGTGCATTCGAGTCGCAGTAAGTCTTGACACCATTCTGGTCATCCTTTTGAATCGAATTAGATCTATTTGATAAAGGATGTGACTCTACACATCCGGGCATTAAAACAATCGGTGTTCCGATATTGACAGTAACAGGCACCTCAATTGTGTTCACAACAGGAGGAAGCACCGTCCAAGAATGAACCTGAACGGTGTTGATTTTATTGATACCTATGTCAGGTATCTCAGGCATCACCTCATTGGGATAGCTGGTCCGGTCTGTTTAGGAAAAACTTTCAGCTGACTTTGATGCTGAGAAGTCATCTCCGGTTTTATTTTATCGGAAAACATGGAGTCCATGTTGCCGGTCAAGTTTTTTGTCTGCACACTAAGTTGGCTTGTTAGCTGGCCGCCGATGCTATCCATCAACGCCTCCTTTTGCTCTTCGATGATCGCGTCTTTATTTAAGTAGACGTAACCGATCAGCAGATTGGGAAAAAGCGCAAGTACTGTGATTGCCAGCCTAAAAATTAAAGTCACCAAGGTACACCGCTGAGTTTTGTTGGAGAAATTTTTTCTGTGAGTGCGGCTTCAAGAGCGTTTTCAATGTCAGTAACTTTATCGGCGCCACCGATAGCGTTTTGCACCCAACCAATTATCGTTTCCTCATTCAAAGAGTCATAAGCGATAAGCTCACCTTCAGGGCGCTCGACACCGACACTACCGTAAGCACCTTGAGAATAAGCTTGACCTTCAGAATCCAAGGTGTCACTGACAGCACTTACAGAATAGTGAACGTTATAAACATATCCATCTGAAACCTCTCTATCGAGTGTATTGATGGACCAAGTAGTGGTGATAGCCATGTGATAAAAACGCCTTTACAAATTATAAATCAAAACTTTTTTGTCAACTTTTGATAGATACTGCTCAAACCCAAGTGTAACTTGAGCGCCCCACGTTGCCATGGGGTGGTTACCGCTAGGCGATACCAGCATCAGATAGACGTCGTTCAAGGGCTTCGATCTTTGCAATATTATTTAACCCATATTGATGCCACCACCAAAGAATCCCGCGGAGACATTACAGGTAGACCCTGAGGTATTTGTAATCCTAATTATTCCATTATCTACATAGGTCACAGTAAAAGATCTTGAGCTTGATCCGTTTCGGCTGGCAATTTGAGTAAATTGTGAACTAGCATTTTGATTATCAGCAAAGACAGAAAATGTTGATTGTGTTCTGTTAAGACCATTAGCAGCATCAATGTTATTAACAAATAAAAACCCACTCCAAAAACATATATTACTTGTTCCAACAGTCAGGTCCAAGGTACCATTGTTACTAATACTTCCACTGCTTGAGATCATGGTGCCGCCACCACCAGTTTGTATTGCGTTAGGGGAGCTGGTGCCACTAGACGTCCCCACCAACAGCCGACCACTTGAGTCCAGGCGCATTCGCTCGCTGGCAGCAGTATCAAAGCGGAATGAATTATCAGCATGGCTATAAGCAATCCGTCCAGCTCTTGTCTCTGCAGTAGAGCCAGTACCATCAGCCCAATGTAAATAACCAGTGTTGTTATTTTCAGCAGCGATGGTAATGCCGTGCGCTCCAGACTGATTGCCAACAACTAAATCATCTGCAACAGCGTTGTAACTAGATGGTGTTGAATTTCCAATTCCCACATTTCCCGAGCTGTCGATTCGCATACGCTCGGTGCCATTTTCTTCAAATATGTGCTGCCCATTGTCACAGCAGTTGTACTTTAGAATGTCACCATCAGCTCTAATATGATTGCGATCATTGGTACCAGTAGTGCCATTAGTTCCAAGCTCCATTCGTACATCAGAGCCTCCGTTTAATAACAGCCTACCCGAGCTGTCGATTCGCATCGCCTCGGTGGCTGATCCAGCAGCTGCAGTGTGGAACTGTAATGCACCGTCGTCTTTGTTTGTTGTATCAGTTCCAGCGCCACCGATAATTCGAGCAACCTGGGTACCATTCCAGTTGAAGTCGATAATACCTAGTGCAGCGTCAGCGCCAGACCTATTAGAGTGAAAATCAATCTTGCCAAAAACATTAGTGGAGCTTGAAAGTCGAATGCCTTCGTTGTTGGAATCTATGGCTAAATCTAAATTATTTGCAGGACTAGCAGTGCCAATCCCGACCCGATCATTTCCAGCATCGACAAACAGCATTTGACTATTGCCGTTTGACTCAACGCGGAAGTCAACATCATTACTGCCGTCGTTAAATACAACTTCAGAGCTGCCAATCTCTAAACGCTCAACACCACCTGTGGTGACATTCACCTTATCTGCTGCACTACTGAACAGACCACTATCAGTGCCGCCTAACTGAAGGGACGAAGTAGCAGCTGAACCATCAGCCAAATTAACAGTAAGCCCAGTTGCAAGCTTCGAAGTGGTGACGGTCGCATCACCAGGAGTATTAGTATCAGTTACATCACCCTGAATGACACCAAAGAAATCAAGGCTGGCTGCAGGAGCTGTGGTAAAAGTAATCTGATTCCCTGCGATGGTGAAATCAGTGAGAGGGTTCTGGATCACACCACCAACTGAAATCCACAGCTGGAGGGCACTTCCAACACTTACGTTCTGACTTGCGATCTGTAACGTGAATGTCGTCTGGCTACCATTAAAGCCACTGGAAATGTCGTCTAACTTACGGTTCTGGCCACGAACCAGCTGCTTTCCAATGTAAGGCACTTTCTAACTACATCTAGATAGATCTATTCTAAAGGTCTTATTCTTGTCAATAAAAAACCACCCCTTGAAGAGATGGTTCAAACGATCAGGCTGCACCACCTCGAGTGACAGCATCATTAAGAGGATCAAGGTCTTCACTCGTCCAGTAGGTCTTGGCAACCATGATCTGGAGATGCTCGACGTTGCGTGAAACTGTTGCTGTTTCTTCTTCGGTACGGCTGGACAGATCCATCAAGGCGTTGATTAGCGTGACGGAATCAAGAGCTGCAGAATAGTTTTGAGCAATTTCTGCAGCGGTTAGAGTTTCTTCGGACATTGTTCTGTGATAAGTAAAGGTCAGATGCCTGCAGCATCAAGTCTAGCCTTGAGTGCAGTATTTTCTGCAGACAGTTCCTGCACCGCTTTTACCAGCGGCATCACGAACATCTCGTAGCTGATGCCTTGAATGTCTTCATTGTCAACAGTCCAACCAGAAAAATCAGTGACGTTGTGGTCATCAAGAGCTTGCTTTACTTCTTGAGCAATAAAGCCGTACATCTTGTTGGTGTAGTCAGCTTCAGTCTTGGCTGCGTTGTAACTAGAAAGGCTGGTATCAAGTTCTGAAGGTGCCTTCCACTTATAAGTAACCGTTCTCAGGTCATTGATAAAACCAAGACCCAAATCAGCATTGGTTTGGATGTCTTTCTTTAGGCGAACATCGGAGTTGCGAGTCCACGATGCGTTTGATGTAAATTGGTTGTGAACGCGATTACCTGATTTACCAAACGTAAAACAATTACTGTCATTGCTTAAAATATTATTACCAATCGTGATTGAAAACTCTCTGCCGTCATTGTCAACATCTGCATTAGAGCCAATGCAAATGTTTTTACCGCCATCAACAATTGCGTCGCCCGCTTGGAAACCAATAGCAGTATTTTCTTCACCAGTGGTGACATTAGCAAGAGCTTGTCGTCCAAAGGCTGAGTTATACCTAGCGGTGGTGTTGTCTTGAAGAGCTTCTTGTCCGCAAGCTGTGTTTAAATTGCCAGTGGTATTGGCAAGGAGAGCTTGGTATCCAATAGCTACGTTGTTAGCACCAGTAGTGTTATTTCTAAGAGCGTTATAACCGACAGCAGTTACGTTATCGGCAGTCGTATTTCCGTTTAATGCTAGTGAACCAACAGCTACGTTGTAATTACCAGTGGTATTGCTAGAAAGAGAGTTTCTTCCAGTAGCCGTGTTTTCAGTACCAGTGGTGTTTGATGTTAAAGATACATAACCGACAGCCGTATTGTTATTAGCGGTAGTGTTTGCATCAAGTGCAAATGTACCAACGGCTACGTTTTGCGTACCAGTAGTGTTTGCAAGGAGAGCACTTCGTCCAACGGCAGTGTTGTTACTAGCAGTGGTATTACTAGAGAGAGCTTCTCGCCCAACGGCAGTGTTGTCGCTAGCAGTGGTATTGCTATAAAGAGCACCCCGTCCAACGGCTACGTTGCTAGCCCCAGTGGTATTGGTATAAAGGGCTACTCGTCCGATAGCTTGATTATTGCCACCAGTGTTATTGGAATAAAGAGCTTGGTATCCGATAGCTTCGTTGTTAGCACCACTGGTGTTGCTACGGAGAGTTTGGTATCCGATGCTGGTATTTTGAGCCCCAGTGGTGTTTGTTGTTAAGGATTCATAACCAACAGCAGTGTTATTACTTGCGGTTGTGTTTGCATCAAGTGCATTTGCACCAACGGCTACGTTTTGCGTACCAGTGGTGTTGGCTTCAAGTGCTTCATATCCAACGGCAACGTTGTAACTAGCAGTGGTATTTGTAGTTAATGCTTCATACCCGATCGCGGTATTGTATGCGCCTTGAGTATTAGCGTCTAATGCAAGACTGCCGAAAGCAGAATTTCTTGCACCAGTGGTGTTTGCGCTTAACGCGTTATACCCACAAGCAGTGTTATCGGAAGCTGTCGTATTTGCGTCTAATGCTCGTGAACCAATAGCTACATTTTGCGTACCAGTAGTATTTACTTGTAAAGCAATGTTTCCAACAGCCGTGTTTTCAGGGCCAGTGCTGTTTGCGCCTAAAGCATCATATCCAACCGCAGTGCTACCACTAGCGGTAGTATTTGCATCAAGAGCTTGAGCGCCGATTGCAGTGTTTTGCGATCCAGTAGTGTTCGAGAACATTGCTTGAACACCAACAGCGGTTAAATAAGCTCCAGTAGTATTAGTGCCGCAAGTTTGCCAGCCAACGGCAGTGTTGCTTGCACCAGTGTTATTTGTTAATGAGTTATAACCGATAGCAACATGATTGCTTGCGGTCGTATTCGCATCAAGTGCTAATGCGCCAACAGCTACGTTTTGCGTGCCAGTGGTGTTTGCACCTAAAGAATTATAGCCAACGCCAACGTTGTCATCAGCAGTCGTGTTTGAATAAAGAGCAAATGCACCTACAGCAACGTTTGCGTTGCCAGTAGTATTTGCGTCGAGTGTTCGTGAACCAACAGCCGTGTTAAAACCCGCAGTGGTGTTTGCGTTTAACGCGTTATACCCACAAGCAGTGTTGTTTTCTGCTGAAGTATTTGAACTAAGTGCTACCGCACCGAGTGCAGTGTTTTTTGCGCCTGTACTTACTTTTAACGCATCATGACCGACTGCGGTGCTATTGTTTGATGTAGTGTTTGCACTAAGAGCATCTTGTCCAACAGCAGTGTTGCTATCTCCAGAAGTGTTTGCAGTCAGTGCCTCATCACCAATCGCCGTATTGTTTGCTCCTGAAGTATTGGCATCTAGTGCGTTGTTGCCAACAACCGTATTACTCGCAACGTCACCCGCACCACGACCAACGGTTGCACCATGAATTAAAGCGTCTCCACCATCAACATCAAGAAGTGCTGAAGGAGTTGCAGTAGAGATACCTATCCTGTCATTACCTGCATCAATGTGAAGAAGGTTGGCATCACCATTTCCTTCAACGCGGAAATCTAAATCATTACTTGCATCGTTAAATACAATTTCTGCGCTGCCAAACGAAGCACGCTCAACACCACCTGTCGTGATTATAATTTCGTCAGACGCAGGACGTGCAAGACCTGTGTTCGTATCTGACGTGAAAAATATGCTTGGGCTAGCAGCAGATCCGTCAGCAAAGCCACTGCTCAGACCAGTAGCACTAAATACACCAACCTCAGTACCAGCACATGCAATGCCAATCTCATTAGCTGCTTTAGAGAAGAACCCAGTATCTTTGTCCGTGACGAAGGTAATCGACGGGGCAGAATTACTGCCCGCAGGAAAATCAACACCTACATTGACATAATCAGCACCAGCAAGAATTACACCAAAAAAGCTTGCCCCACCTGATGGTGCTGAGCTAAATACAATATTACCGCCGCTAAGATTAAAACCGGAAGAACCTGTAGGATCAGGCTCCTGAATAACACCAGCGACTGAAATTAAACATTGCTGGGGATTAATTGGTAAAGGTACAGGAGCTGCACCACCTACTTGTAGGGCAAAACTTGTAACACTGCCATTGAAAGAAGAACTAATATCATCAATGATCAGATAACTTTGAAAAGCTACCTCAAGGTCGTTACCGATGTAAGCCATTTAAAATTTTTACAGACTGGGCTGGACAGGCCAACTGATATCTTCCAATCTAGCAGCCTGATAAGTTTGAGGAAGATCACGAAGTGCTTGTCTGTATGCAGCCCAAGCAGCCTGATCAATTGTAGAACCTGGGGTCATCACCCAGTCAGTCGAACGTAAGAGAGCGTCCCTTTTCTGTCTTACTACACGCCAAGAAGAATCTTCCTGCGAAAGAATTGCAACGGGATTAAGAAGAGCTTCCAGCTCCTCTACACGAAGAGTTAACGCCTTTACTAATTCTGTAGCTTCATTAGTTGTTAAACCCATGACCTATTAAGGAGTCTGCTCTAAGTAACTAATTGATAGATCTAAAGCTGTTGCTGTATTGCTACGCGCTCTAAGCACATCATTTGACTCAAGAATAATTTTTGATCCTGCAATCACCTCGAGGGTAGAACCAGCAGGCACTGGTGCATTACGAATTAGATAAACATCGTCGCC